CTTCTTCTCAAGAGTAACCTCTTCTTGCATGCCTTTACGCTCGTTGTAGGCGCGAACCTTCACATGCTGGGGATACCATCCAACAACCTCCCCAACACGGAGCGTCTGAATGTCGAATCCACCAGAAACCGCCGGGTTAATGGTGGTATCGACTGGAACGATGGCAATCGTTCCCTTGTCCAACAGCGTAAGAACCATGTCTTGACGGAAATGACGAGCACCTTGATCGATGTTCGCCTCAAGCGTCAAGCAGTTGTTCAATCCGCTGTCGATGTCGTCGAGATACCGCTTGTCTCGGTCCAACCGAACATGGCGAATATCGACGGCCGCGACATCGATGCTGATTCGAGACAGAATCGATGCAAGAATGGATCGTTCATTCGAGTACCGAAACCTGACACGGTCGGGTCTGCCTCCATACGATATGGGGCCGTCGTTGAAAGACGGCACAACTTCATTCGTATTGAAGGCATTCCACGCGTGAACGAGGCTCTTCCTCAGTCTGGAGAACATGGATGCCACGAGCACCCCCTTTCATTACAGATCAGGGGATCCATGTCACTCCCATCGGTTGGTATTGCCGTTGAACGTCAGGTTGACGGTTTCGAAACTGGGAATGCCATTGCTATCGGAAAATATCCGTTGAGTTTCCCGTCGTCCGTTCTGTTCGATCTTCGCGCCGGCGACCGTACGGATAAAATCCGTCGTGTGCCGCATGATCTCCGGCGATGCGACGACAAGAGCTGCTCCCGCGATGGCGATTCGACGGTTTCGAGCTCGTCGCGAAGCAATTTGCGCGGCAGTCTTCGTCTTCTTCGGCGCAGTCATGCCAGACCGATTCTTACGAACGCCCCAACGCATGCCCTTGACGCCGAAGTGTTGAATGATCACTCGAACGCCTCCCTATTGGCCTTCCATGCGACATAGGCGTCCATGAGAGCTGACACGTTGTCAATCTTCTCGTCGTAGCGCCTCTTGAGAAGCTTTCTGTTGCCGTTCGTGTCCTCCACAGTGATGGCATTCCCCATGGCGTATTGCATCAGAGCCTGATCAAAGAAGAGAAGACGTTCTTCGCTCAGAATCTTCAACTCGCCTAGAGGGACAGACTCAGTTCGTGCTCCCTGAATGACCTTCTCAATACCAAAGGGTCCGTTCTCAGCTTCCCAGCGAGTCACGAATTCCTTGGCGTTGTATGGGTCGAAGCCGAGTGCCCGAACGTCGTACTTTTCGTTCTCGATGAAGTGATCAAGGTCATCGTAGACCTCCATCATGTCGAGAATCGTACCTTCAAGAACGTGGAGACTTCCTTCTTCGATGAACTCGTCGTACTTGGCTCGCATGGCGCCGGGGAGTTTCATCAACGTCAGCGAAGTGATGTAGCTTCGCGTCTTCACACCGAAACCCTTCCGCAACGGGAAGAGGAATGTGAAGGCACAGAAGTCATCGCCTTGTGAGAGGTCGGCGCCAAGCGCACAAGGCATCTCCCAGAACGTCCTTCGACGATGCGGGAGCGTCTCTTCGTAGGTGAAGAAGTACGTGTAGCCCTCCATCGGGAGGCCGAACCGCTTGGCTAGGATGTCATTCCGCGCCGCGGGCGCTTTCTCGGCACGCTCGACATCCAGCTGGTAAGTTTCGTACGAGACGGTCTTACCGATGTTCGGATTTGCCTTAGGCCACATCGCAGGATCAGCGACTTCTTCCACCGAGTCGAGCTTGTAATGCCAGATCGAAACATGGGGCGCAAGGTACTCCCCTTTCAGGATGTCCGCGAGTTCCATTTTGATTGTATCACCGGAACCGTTACGGACTGTACCTTCTGAGCTAATGGCGACAATTAAGTAGTCGTCAAGTTTCGACGCTCCTTGCTCGACTGCGCCAACCACGTCCTCTCTGAGATCGCCAGAGAGCCACTCGTCAATGGTCGAAACTTTGGGACGGAGTCCTTGAAGCTTGGCGATCGACATCGGCCGGACCTCAAGCAATGAACCCGTCAGAAAGTTCTCGATACCCTTCTTGGTAGAGACCAACTTCTGCCGCAACCAGCGCGAGCCAGTCGTGTTCTGAAGCGATCCCTCCGTAAGGAACTTGAAGAGTGGCCCGCGGGCGCGCGTGATGGCCGTCCGGAACGGAGACATCACTTCGTCGGCTTGCTTCATGGTTGGTGCTGTGGTGATCTGGTGCGTTGTCGACGTATCGACGTTCAGGAAGTACGCCTGAATGCATTCGGCATACATCGACTTCGCCGCACCGCGCGCGACGATGAGATACTGCTTCGTCGTGAGTCGCTTCTTGATGGTCTTGTTGACGTACTTGCCACCATGACCATCGGCGTTCGGAACGTAGACACTTCTCTCGACGAAGTAGTACCACCCGAAGATCTGCTCAGCCCACAGCTTGAACGACGGAAGCAGGTGGAGGTCGCTTCCGTCAGTCAGTGTGAGTTCTTTCTCGCAGAAGAGGATGAATCCTTCAACAGCGAGATCGTCGTAGTAGATGTTCGGGTTGGCGATGAGCGCATCGATGCGATTCATCTCCATGGCAATTTCCCTATTGACCGGGATGTCGCCACGGATTACCGCGTCACGAAACTGACCGTAGTAGATCGGCGTCGCTCGGTTCGATAGCACTATCGTCAACCCTCCCTTCTAGCCCTTGCTGAGCGCTGCCTTGACGAGACCGAAACCAGCCTTAGCAGCGGCGCTATTGGCGAGGTTGAAAATCTGCACACCGGTGGTCGCCAAGCCCAGAATCTGCTTGACTTGATCGTGCCCCTTCGTGAGCGCCGTCGGCTGACTTGCGGCCAGACGGGAGTACTGCTGCTCAAGGTTCATTCGAGTCACGAGTGACTGAAGTTCCCTTGTGGAGAGGGCGTTCGTGCCGCCGATGGCGATCTTCTGTTTCGAGGCGCCGGCTTCCCGAGCGTCGGCCGTGGGATGTCCGACAGCAGTCCCGTTCGGGAGATGACGGACGCCCCACTTCATGCCCTTGACGCCGTGGTGTTCTACCACCAACTCGGTGAAACGGGCACCGGATCCGGATCGACCCATGCCGTCTCCTCCCTATACACGTTCATGCGGAATTCGAGCTCTCGGATCTGCTCTTTCATGGCGTCGATGAGATATGACGTCGTCGGAGGATCAAAGAGCATGCGAACCCGAAGGTAGACGTATGTCTTGATGTTGCTCAACCGCGGGTCCGTACCAAGGAAGGCGTCCCACGTGACCGTGTCATCCTCGATGGCGAATCCGGTTGATGGACCAACGCCCAACTGGGTCAGAATGGAGAAGACCGAGTTGATGTGCATCAGAATATCCTCGTCAAACGCCGTGTAACTCGCGTCGATGTTGAGGACCTTCTTGACGCTGGTAAGGATGCTCGTGAGCACGTGGGGCACCTCCCTTGTACGGGCTAGAAGCGGTTCTCGTTCAGGCGCCGCTGCAGGGCCATGATGGTCTGCGACCGACCCTCCGAGATGAACTCGTCGACCGGAACCTTCAGGTAGCGCTGGAGAGCGCCGATCGTCTTGGTTCGCTTGCCGTTCTGGGCGATGCCGTAGCCGTCCACTTCGAGTGTGCGATCCACGGTGTCCTTCAGCCGCTGCTGTACGGCCTTGACGAGGTCGCTCGGGCTGCTGATGACGCCGTCGACACCGGTGTGCATGACCTGCTGCCACCGACGGATCGTATTCTCGCCGAGATCGCCGTCGACAATCAACTGGGCGACGGCGGGAGCCGCCTGAGTGCCCCGAAGCTTGGCTGCGACACGCTTCACCGCGGCTGCGTTGCCGACGATCTCGAAGTGCATCTCGTCCTTGCGGCCCGAGTAGTCACCGCCCCATCGGACGGTACCCTCACAGGCGTTCAGGATGCGACGGATCGCCTCGACCTGGGTCCGGTTGAACGTTCCCGATCTTCCCATCGGGTGATGCTCGGCGTTGAAGTCGATCGCCGTGCCAGAGGCATGGTTGCTGAGCGTCTTACTACCCTGGATCTGCTTGAAGTAGTAACCCCAGCACCAGCCGGCGTGCAGCTGCTCGACGGTGTTGTGGAACTGATGCGCGACGTAGCCCAGAACGGTCGCGACATCCCCGCTCTTGACTCCGTTGGGGAAACTAACCCCGTTCGGAGTGAACGGCGTGACTCCGATGGCATTCCGGTCCGCACTGGCCGGCCAACCGTTCTGTGAGGAGCTCATGCGCCGTGGGCCTCGTGGTGCTTCTTGAGCGCCTCTTCGATGGCGGCCGGGTCGTCGCCGTCCACGGGGATGACGTTCTCCGTGGAGCCGGTCGTGGCGGTCTGGTTCTGGTCGAACACGTTGTGCGAGGCCACCTCGGCGTCGGGGTCGGTCTCTTCGCCGGCCGGCTTCTGCATGCCGTCGTAGAGCGGAGTGGCCGAGTCGGTCTCGTTGGCCGCGGGTACCTGCGAAGCGGTCGGAGCAACGGGCTGAGTGGCCACCTGGTCGCTGTCGACGTTCTGCTGTTCCTGGCGCGGGTCGTTCATTTGGTTCCTCCTTGTTGGTTACCACAACTTTGTGTCACCGGGTCTACGTTCGACGAGCGGTCGGGGAAGCAATCTCTCGTCGCCGTAGTGAATGGCATTGTGGGTTTGGTGAGTGACTGCGATCAGAAACTCAGGATCCAGAATGTCTACGTTTCCTTGCACAATATCGTCGACCGTCATCGGGTTCATGTGATGAATGTAGAGTCTATTATGCACTTCGTAGCCGTCAACGCCCAAATCGCAGCCGTTGTCACGAACGATGACAGCATTCCGAACATTCTTCCACTCGCGCGAATGGTAGAATCCTTGATTCATGTATCGATCGAAGCCGAAGGTCGCTTGACCCACAACTCCGCGGAGTTTCAGGTAGTCGAAGCGCTCTTTGAGGGTTTCGAGTCGCCGAAGTTCCGAATATCGCCTAATCATCGTCCGAATCAATCGGTCCGTGACCAGAATACGCTCGCATGGCGTTCAAAGCCTCTTGATACAGAGCTTCGTTCTTCTTGGCGTCGCCCATAGACTCGACTTTGGCTTCTGCCAGTCGAATGTCCGTCTCCAAACGGCGCTGTTCGAGCTGTTCACGAGTCGAACCGAGCTTTAAGAAGTGCACAATCTCCTGCGCGGAGGCCGTACCTTCCTGAATTCGCTTCTCGGCTAGGTCAAAAGCCTTCGCAATGACCTGATTCTCTCGAGCCTCAGGAGTTGTTGCCGGAGGACGCCGACTTGCTACTTGATCTTGGGTACTTACTCGGCGAGTCGCCACGGTTCCAACTCCCTTCCAAGGTAGTTCCACCCGACTTTCGGGGCGAAAAGTTGCCCCAAAAAGTCCCCCCGGGGAATTTTCGAGC